CACGTCTCGACGCACTGGCCGCGAGGAGAGGGAACATGCACGACGACAAGGTGAAGGCGGCACTCGCCGCGATGCGGCGCGCTTCGGCGCACCATCTGCTCTCGTCGGCGGAGCAGGCCAAGCTCCTCGCGGTGGCGGAAGCGGCGCTTGCCAAGGAGGCGGCGTTCGCCGTGCTTGGCACCGGGGGCCGCCGGCTCTGGAACGAACAGAGCCGCAAGGCAGACGAAGCGTCCCAGGCCCTAGACGCCGCTCTCGCCGCGCTGGCAGAGCCGTGACCCCGCGCTGGACATCGGTCGCCGCCGAAGAACGCGACTACGTGCTCGCGCTGCTCGGCGCCGAGCGCAAGCGGCAAGACGCCATCGCGCACGACATCCGTCACGGCACGAAGGCGCAGCGGACCAAGGCGTGGCGGCGCGTGCTGGCCATCGACGCGCTCGTCATGCAGGCGGACGACGGAAGGATCGACCTGTGACCCGCTCCGACCTCCTCGCCCTTGCCCGCTGGTGTGCCGCCAACCCGCGCGAGGCTGCGCGCGAGCTCGTAGAGCACGGATGGCGCGGCCTCGTCGACGCGTGGGAGACGGCGGAGCTTGCCGCGATGCTCGCAGCCGAGGAGGAGCGCCAAGCGGCTGCGCGCCGCGTGGTCGCGGGCGTGATCGACGCCATCGTGCGCGAGACGCGGGAGGAGCGGACCGAGGTGTACGTCGGCACGCCGATGTTCGCGATGCGGGTGGGGGATGAGCGGTGGAGGTGGAACTAGGCCATGAGAGTCCGAGGCGCGCGAGGCGACTGCTACTCGTCGGATTGGTCCTGGCGTCCCGAGGGCGCCGCGGTGACGGACGCGGAGCGGCTCTTCCCGCCGGAGCCACCCATCCCGTTCACGCAGATCCAGGGCAAGAGCGCGGACATGCTGCGCGAGGTCGGTTTCGACTGGCTCGCGACGATGCGGCTCGGCCCCGGCTGCGGGCGCTACAAGTTCGATGCGATCCGCCGCGGCCATGGCGTGTACGCCGTCACGTTCCGTGGCGCCGGCGCCATCAAGATCGGCTTCTCCTCGGACTTCGCAGGCCGTTTCAAGCAGCTTGCTACTGGATCGCCGCTGCCCCTCGTCGCGCTGGCGTTCATCGCCGGCGACGAGCCCGCCGAGAAGAGCTTTCACAGGAAGCTTGAGGCGTACCGGCAACACCGAGAGTGGTTCACCGATTGCCGCGAAGTGCGCGCCTTCCTCGTGCGCGAGGCGAAGCGGCGGGGCGGCGTGTGGAACGTGTCGGAGGGACCGTGATCGACCGCTACGGTGCATGGTGCGACGGCGACGGCTTCGCGCTCGCGTGGGAAGGCCGCGCAGGCGGACTCGACGCCTGGATCGAGCAGGCCGACGGCGAGCTCGAACGCGAGGCCGAACGTGTGACCGCACGCGTCGTCGCGCTCGACGGGTGCGTTCGCGCCCTGCGCGCGATGGCCCGCCGCACCAAGTCGCTCCCGTGGGCGTCCGTGCTCGTGTCGCTCGGGTTCGTCGCGTGGGTGACGGCGCGCCGGGTCGCCGGTGTCGAGGTGGACGAGGACGACGTCGCCGCCGCGTTCCGCGGACCGTCCACGGCGCCGTTCGCGGGGCCGCGCAGCGTGCTTGCCGCCGTGCGTTCGCGGGCCGTCATCGGCGCCGGACCCATCGCGTACCAGCTTGCCGAGGACACGGACCTAGCGCGAGGGGAGCGCGCTCGTGGCCGCGTCGGCTTCGACTTCATGCACTCGTCCCCTACGCGCTCGGGCGTCGCGCAGCCCAAGGCGCTCGGTGCCGTCGAGCGGCGCGTGGATGCCGCGTGGGCGCTCCGCGCGTCGGGGCTGTCCGAGGACGACCTCGCGCTCTTGCAGGCGGTCGACGTCGGCGAGGACCGCGGCCGGGCCCGTAAGACCAAGAGCGGCGTGGAACCGGCGATCCAGTGTGCCGACGTGGGCGACGTGGCCGCCCGGCTCGGACTGAGCGAGTCCGTCGTGCGCGGTCGCGTGAAGCGCGCCCGCCGTCTGCTAGGGCTCGCACTCGAGGAGCGCAGCGCCCGGTGCGACGACCCGCTCGTGAGGCCGCGCCGCCGACCGCGCGCTCGATCGCGCGAGGAAGTGCGCGAGGCGGTCGAGGAGATCGCGGGCGTTCCGCTTCCGGAGGTGCCGTGAGCGAGCCCGACGACAAGCGCCTCCACGGCTGGAAGGAGATCGCGGCCGCGCTCGGCGTGAGCGTGCGGGCCGCGCAGATGCGCGTCGACTGGCCTGACCCGCTGCCCGTGCGCTGGGGGCATCGCGGCCCGTGGCAGTACCGCAGCGCGATCCGCGACTGGATTCACCGCCAGGACATGGACTACCGCGTGGCGCGCCAGCTTGGCCGCGTGCGCGGTGCGCGCGACTGCGCCCCGTTGCGCGATGTTGCGCGCTCTGACGCGGAAGCCGCGGAATCGTAGCGAAAGAATCTGCGCGCATTGCGCATCGGTGCGCGAGCGTGCGCGCCAGAAACGACGTAGATTGCAGTCACGATCGCGCACGCGTACCGCAAGGGCTCCGCGCGGTCGCACGCCGCATCGCACGAGCCCCACGGGGAGTCGCGAGCGGCCACGGGGCGCCGGTCGCCCCGGCATCTTCGGCGCCTCGCACCGTCCCCCTCCGGTGCGGGGCGTTGATCTTTCACCAGGGCGCGCGGCGCCATCCGGGCTCCCTCCGCTCGCGCGTCCGACTCTATGCCGCCTGCACGCACGGACCAAGCTCGCGCGCTGGCGCGGGATCTGCGGGAGTGCATCGAACGGCGCCGACAGCAGACCTCGGAAGGGCTGCTCGACTTCATCCCGCGTATCTCTCGTCGGTTCGAGGCTCCGCGGCACCTCACGCCCATCGCGCGGCTGTTCGAGCGCGCCGTCGCCGGCGAGCCGGTCCGCGCGCTCGTGAGCGTGCCGCCGCGGCACGGCAAGACCGAGACGATCCTCCACGGCATCGCGTGGGGGCTGCGGCGGCACCCGGAGGCGACGTTCGCGTACGCGAGCTACGCCGCCGACATCGCACGCAGCAAGAGCCGGCAGGCTCGGGACTACGCCCGCGAGGCCGGTGTCGCGCTCCGCGACGACGCGGGCGCGCTGCATGAGTGGCGAACGCCCCAAGGTGGTGGCGTCCTGGCAACCGGCATCGGCGGCCCGCTGACCGGCCACGGCGCGCGCGTGCTCGTCGTCGACGACCCGCACAAGAACCGCGAGGAGGCCGACTCGCGCACCATCCGCGACAACGTCGAGGGGTGGTTCACGAGCACGGCGATGACCCGCCTAGAACCGCAAGGCTCGGCCATCATCGTCCACACCCGCTGGCACGAAGACGACCTCATCGGCCGCCTCGTACGGCAGTCGAACCGCTACCACGCGACCCACGGCGCCGACGGCGAGGCGTGGGAGTACGTCAACCTGCAAGCCATCGACGAAGTGACCGGCGCGGCCTTGTGGCCGGAGCGCTGGCCCGCGGAGGTACTCGACAGGCGTCGCCGTTCGGTCGGCGAGTACGACTGGTCGGCGCTCTACCAGGGCCGCCCGCGGCCTCGCGGCGGCGCGGTGTTCCGCGACGTGTCGTGGTTCGACGCGCCGCCGAGCAACGGCTACCGCATCGCGATCGGCGTGGACTTCGCCTACACGGCCAAGACCTACGCGGACTACTCCTGCGCGGTCGTCCTGGCGCAGACGGACAAGGCCTCGTTCATCCTCGAGGTCGTGCGACAGCAGTGCGAAGCGCCGGCGTTCGCTGGCACGCTCGCGCGGCTCCGCGAACGCTACCCCGGCGCGAAGATCGCCGGCTACCTCGCCGGGACCGAGAACGGCGTCGTGGACTTCTTCGCGCGCGAGGGCGTGAAGGTCGAGAAGCTCCCCATCGGCGGCGCGGACAAGTTCACGCGCGCGCAGGCTGTTGCGGCAGCGTGGAACCGCGGCGACGTCCGCGTGCGGTCGGGCGCCTCGTGGGCGCAGACGTTCGTGGACGAGGTCTGCGAGTTCACCGGGGTCAACGACCCGCACGATGACCAAGTCGATGCGCTCGCGGGCGCGTTCGACGCGCTCAACAAGCTTCGCACGCGCCAACGCGAGTACGGCGACGGCGATTACTCCTACTCCTGAGGCGCGCATGATGAAGGTCAAAGGCGCCGAGGAGGCCGCGAAGGTCGCCGCAAAGTACCTCTCGCCGCGCTACTGGCGCCTCGACGCACTCGAACGCTACGTCGCCGGCACGCAGTACGATGGTCGCGCGGATTGGTTCGCGGGTGTCGACAAGCCGCTCTTGGAACGCGCGCCGTGCGTCAACTACCCGATCGCCGCCATTGCGATCGAGAGCAACGTCGACCTCTGCCTTGGCGAGGGTCGGTATCCGACGCTCACGACGTACGCGAGCGAGGACGACGAGGACCACGATCCTGAGTTCGGCCTCGACGAGGACGACTCGGAGACCTTCGACAAGTTCCTGCACCGGCTGCAAGACCAGGCGTCGCTGCGCACGGTGGCGCGTGAGGCACTCGAGGCCGCGCAGGCGACCGGCACAGCGGTTACCGTCTGCTCGGTGCAGCGTGGGCGCGTCGTCGCTCAGCTCGTGCGCGCCAAGTGGTGCTCGCCGACCTTCGACCACGCACACCCCGACGTGGTCGCGAAGCTCGAGGTCCGCTACCCGTACACCGAGACGTTCCGCACGCCCGACGGATGGGCGCAGCGGTGCATGCTCTACCGACGCGTCATCGACGCCGAGCGCGACGTGGTCTACCAGCCCGCGCCCGCGCGTGACGATGGCGCCGAGCCGGTGTGGACCGAGGATCCGGTCAAGTCGACCACGCACGGCCTCGGCTTCTGCCCGGTCGTCTGGTACCGGCATCTGCCGCCGTGCTCCACCGTCGGCGAGATCGACGGCCGCGCGATCCATGACGGACTGCTCAGCCTCATCGACGGCCTCAACTTCGGCCTCTCGCAGCGGCACCGCGCCGCGCTCTACGCGACCGACCCGCAGTTCGTCGAGATCGGCGTCGACGTGGACGCGAACCCCGCCCCCACGGGGCAGACCCCGCGGGTCATCGTCAAGGACGACCGCGGCGGCGTGTTTGGCCTGGAGGGCGGAGGCCCCGCGCGCCGCAAGGGCCCCGGCATCGTCTGGCGGTACGAGAACCCGGCCGCGAAGGTCGAGATGCTCACGCTGCCGGGCGACGCGCTCAAGGCGACGGACGACAACTGCAAGGACCTCCGCGACAAGCTCTGCGAATCGCTGGGCGTCGTGCTGAGTGACCCCAACAGCATGCGCCACGCGGCTGCGCTGTCGGGCAAGGCGCTCGCCATCCTGCACGCTCGGCAGACGGCGCGCGTCGACAAGATTCGCGACGACTTCGGTGAGCACTGGCTGCTCGCGGTCGTCGACATGCTCCTACGCATCGTCCACCGCGTGCGTTCCGGCATCTACCTCGGCGGCCTCGCCGACGTGCTGCCGATCCTCGATCGCTTCGAGCGCGAGGTCGCCCACGAAGACGGCACGCGCGCCGAGTGGATGCCCCCACGCATTGAGCTCCTCTGGGGCGACTACTTCCCGAGCACGTCCGAAGAGGACGCCGCGTCGGTGAAGCTCGCCGTAGACGCCCGCGATGCGGGGCTCATCACGAGCGCGATGGCGCTCGAACGGCTGCGCACCGTCTTCAAGTTCGGCAGCGCCGCCGAGGTGCTCGAGGCCGTCCAGCGCGAGAAGGCCGAAGCGACGGGCCGGATGCACGTCGAGTCGACCATCCCGCCGCCGAACGGCGAGCAGGATCCCGCCGACTCGTCCTACCCGCCGCCGCCGATCCCCAAGGCGCCGCGCGTCCCGACGATCGATGGCTGACGTCGAGATCCCGCGCGCCTGGCGCAGGAAGCACCGCGACGCGCTGCGCGCGATGCTCGGCGCAGAGGACAAGACGCTTGCCGCCATGACCGCCGCCGTCAACGCCGCGGTCGCGCGCCACGCTCACGAAGTCGGCAGCCCAGACGCGACCCGCCGCGCTGCCATCGCCGCGGCCGACGACATCGAACGGAGCCTCGCCGCCGTCATCGAGCGCGCGCGGTTCCAGGCGCGCCGCGCCGCGCACGTCACGCTCGCTGCCGAGGTCGAGCTCGCACGGTCGCAAGCCCGCGCCGAAGGTCTCGATGCGCTCGACGCGCTCACGGTCCCCGCGGTCGCTGACGACCCGAACGACGGTCACCGTGCACGCGACGCGGCTCGCTCCTACGCGCGCGACTGGCTGGCCGCCGCGATGGTCGGCGTCGCGACCGACACGCCGAAGCCGCTCAAGGCGGCGACCACGCATCAGGCGTCCCGCGTGGCACTCACCGCGGCGACCGAGACCTCCGAAGCCTTCTCGCGCGAACGCATGACCGCGACGGCGCGCCTCGCCGACGTCAACCGCGGCGTGCCCATCCTCTTCAACGTCTGGGACGCGACGCTCGATAAGCGCACGTGCTCGCGCTGCGAGCGCCTCTCGGGGCGCATCGCCGCGTGGGGCTTCTCGTTCCTCGACGGCGCCGTTCCTGGCGCGGTCCACCCGCGTTGTCGCTGCGCCGCGCTCACCATCTTCCTGCCCGTCTACTGGCGGCAGGAGGCCGAAAGGGCCGCATGACCGACGCCGTCCGCTGCCACCGCTGCGACGCCGACGTGCGGCCGCTGCAGACCATCGAGCCCGGCGCCGGCATGGTCGACGTCTGCCCGCATTGCAGCGTGCGGCTGGCGGCGCCTGCTCCGATGGTTGCGCCGGCGCTCGCGCTCGTCGAAGTGACGCCCGCTGCGCCGAAGCGTCGGGCCGTGCGCAAGGCCGCCGAGCCGACCACGCCGGCCCCGAAGCGCGGCATCGTCGACACGCTCCGCAAGCGCCTCGCCAAGCTCGACGCCCGCATCGCGAAGGCCCGCGCTGACGAGGCCGAAGCCGCGCAGATCCGCCGCATGCTCGCCGCTGCGACGGCGCTGGAGAACTGACCCGTGAAGCTCTGCACCATCTGTCGCGCGACCGTCACCGACGCCGTGCCCTCGTGCCCCGCGTGCGGCGAGGCGTCCTGGCAGCCCGTCGCGGCGCCCGAGCCCGTCCCGCCGACGCTGCGCCCGCCGCCGCAGCCGGCCCCCGTCTACCCCCGCAAGCGCGGGCGCTGAGAGGACCACATGACTGCACGACTCGTCACCATCACGCCCGCTCCGACGCCGCCGCGCTACCCGAAGGACTGGGACTCGCAGGGCCTCATCGCGTCGGCCGTCGTCTCCACGGCGCCCGCGCACGTCCTCGAGATCCGGGGCGTCAACACGAGCGCGTCGACGCGGTACGTGCAGATGTTCAACGCGACGTCGGTCCCGGCCGATGCCGCGGTTCCCTACACCACGCCGATCCCGGTCGCGCCGGGCGGGACGTTCTCGCTCACGTTCCCGGCTGGCCTGCTCTTCTCGACGGGCGTCTGCGTCGCGACGTCGAGCACCGCCGCCACCAAGGCCGTCGGCGCGGCCGAGCTGTGGTGCTCGGTCACCTACAAGTGAGGGGCTAAGCCATGCTGATCTGTCGACTCTCGCAGCCGCCGGCCTCGGCGGTGCAGGACGCGCACGACCACGGTGCGGCGACGGGTTCAGCGGGCCCGTACGTCCACGAGACCTTCATCAAACCCGAGGCTCCCGCGACGTCCAAGGGGACCATCGCGAGCAACTCCGCGAGCGAGTCTCCGACGGGCCAGCCGTCGCACGCCTTCTCTCTCGACGTCGTGTTTGACGCCGGATGGGACGGCGGCGACGTCACCATCACGGGAACGGGCGCCAGCGGTGGCCCGCTCGTCGAGACGTTCACCGGCGGTGACGGCGTCACGCGCACCGGCGCGAAGGCGTTCGCCACGATCATCAGCATCGCGAACAGCCTCGACAGCGGCGCGGGCGTCAAGGTGGCCACCGTGCAGACGGGCTCGCTCTTCGGCGTGGCCAACACGGGCGTCGGCTTCGTCAAGCTCATCGTCGACGGCGTGCCCGAGTCGACCGCTTCGACCAACTCGACGAATGGCACCTTCGCGCCGACGACGTCGCCGAACGGGGCCAAGGCGTTCGAGATCATCTACTCGACCGGACACGCGCACTCGATCGCCGCCGCGACGCCCACGATCACCGTGTCCTGATTCCTCCGCGCGTCGTGCGCGCGAAGTCACCAA